AACGCTCCAGTTGTACCAGTTGCAATTAATAAACCTTCAAACTCTCCTTTTTTTGCAAATACAGAAGCAGTATAGGTATTTGCAGATATTGATTGATAAATTATTTTATTTGAAGCACCACTTGTTGCGACAAGTTTACCTGCATTTTGTGTGCCATCAGGACTTATTAATGAATTAGATGTTACTGTAATTCCTATTTTATTCCATTGACCAAAATCTTCACTATAAGTAACAAGATTAGTCCTCTGTGGCTCTGATAATATATGTGGACAACCTCCTCCTGTGTAGTCTATACGAGGTACGTTGTTTAAATCTGTTTCTTTTACTGATACGTTGTCTATTGAACCTACAAAATCCGAACTAGGTGAAGTAAAATATATTTGACCATTAGCAACGGAAGAAGATGTTACAATGTTTGTATATGTTCCTGATGTAGATTGTGTGCTTCCTGCCCAAACTTGATTTGAATCTCCAAGTCTTACACTTCCACTTGTTATTGTATATGTAACTGAATATTTATATACTTTATTTTGAAATATATATGGTGATGGTACTTGACTAGCTATAACATAAACTCCTGCTGAATTTGAATTTAATTTACCACCACTTATAGTTGTATTAGCACCTTTAGCCCAATTACTATCTGTGTCAAAATCCCCATTAATTACTACTTCACTACCTACAACTTGAGCATAATTTACTAAACCATTCTCATCTACTCTTGTACCAGCAGTTGCTCTAGTAACATCCATATCTGATGCAGTCCATTCTTTTACTACAATATCATCAATATAAAAATTTGTTATACTACCACCTGTAGTACCAAATTCTAAATATACACTAGTACTAGTTGCAATAAACTCTACATTATTCCAATCTCCTACTATAAAAGATGTTGAAGAATACATTACATTAGAAGCATTTCTTACCCTAAATGTACCTGTTGAATTAGGTTTAAATCTAAAAGATATTTTATATTGTTTATTACTTAATAAAACTGGTGTACTTGGTTTTATAGCAAAAGTATTATCTCCTGTCGTAGTAACTAAACAAGTGCTATCTGACTGCCAAGTTAAAGTTGCGCCTGAATCATCAGTCCAACCATTAACATTAGTAGCAAAATCTCCATTAAAAATTATATCAGCACCCTCAATAGCTGTTGGTAAAACACCATACAAAGTTCCTGCCTTATATCCGTTAGGAGTAACTACAATACTTACATCATCTAATAAACTCATGCTATATTATTTAATTGTTTTAATTGGTCTACTAAACAAGACTTAGCTTCAAATACTCCACCATCAGCAATAACCCTTGCTTCAAAGTTATTAACCTGTATCTGAGTAGGTGTAAGACCTCCCTTGTTACTTGTAGGTAAAGATAGTCCTAATGCTAATTTCATTTCTTAGTTTTTGTATGCAATAGCTAAACCACTTGTAAGTGTAATAGCAGTTACTTTACCAAACAAAGTCATACCTGCTGGTACAGTTGTGTGTAAAGCACTAGAACCTGTTGAATCAGTCATAGTGATAGTACCTATAACACTTTCTTTTACAAAGTAAATAGCATAGTAATCTTTACCTGTTTGTGCAGCAGTTGTAAATATTTCTACTCCGTTTTGCTGACCTAATTGTTCATTTAATAAAACTTGTGTGTTTTTTATTCCCATTTTTTTTATTTATTTAACTAACATATATGTAATTCGTACCAGTTGGTGCAGAATGTTCTGTATATTGTACTTCTTCTGATCCTGATGCTTCTGCTACGTTTAATTTTCCTTTTTCTATACTTCCTTGTACAACTCCTTTAGTATTTGCAGCAGGAGTTAATACTTGCTTTTCTGTTTCAGGTGCAGTAGTATCACTTAACACTACACTTGTACCTTGCCAAGACACCTCAAATATTTCATAAGTCCAATACCCACTAGGACTAAAATTTACTGTTCCTGTATATACACTATTAGCACCTGAATTAATTTGTACCTTTGTATATCTATCATTTACTCCCTGACTTTGCCCATAAGCATAAACAACATTCTCAGACATATCATTTGTTAATTTAAACAAATATCTTATCTGCGTTGATGGTACACCAGTATCAATTCTTTTCTCCTCTGTCGTTACTATAAAAACTGCATTAGAATCTGTTGTTGCGTGTATCATAATTGTTTACTTACTATATAATAGAAAAAAGTCGTTTTTGTTTGATAAAAAAAAAGGACTACCGAAGCAGCCCCTTTAAGAAATATGAAAACAATAGTTTACGTAGTTATTATACTATTAAATGTAAATGCAGAATTGTCTAGGGGATTTGTAGTATAGTCAGCTACTGTTACCATAGCATTTCTTTCCATACCATCAAATGTCCAGTCGTAACCATTCATATCGCCAAATGCAGTTCCTGTTGCGTTAGTACCTGCGTTTAGTTCCATTCCATTTTCTAGTCCTAAAGCTAATAACACATTATGTGAGTTAGCCGTTAGTACTTCGTTTAATTCTAAGAAGATAACCAATCTATTAGAAGCTAATAGTTTTACTTGATTTTGATCTTCTTTTGTTAGTTTGTGTAGTTTGATATTAACTGATGGAGTATAAAATACTGTACCATTCTCACTAGAACCTGTTAAAGTTTCAGTACAAGAAGCAGTACCCCTCTTTAAAGTGTATTTATATATGTCATCAGAACCACCTAAGTCAAAGTCAGTCAATTCGCCTGAAGCAGTTACATAAGAAGCAACCTCATCAAACTGTGCAAAGTAAATTGCCTTTACTCCACCAACTGTATCTCTACAAGTTATGTTTCTTCCTTTTGTTAAATTACAAGACATATTATTTTTTTTTAAAGTTAAGGAAAGAGGGATAAACCCTCTCTCCGTTTAATCAGTTATTAATCTTGTTGTACTGTATCAGCACCAACACCTACCTGAACACCTCCTGAGAACTTAGCAACAACTCTCATGTTGTCAGAACCATCTAGGTCAGACATATCAAGCATTTTGATATTTGTGTTATCTGAGATAAGGTCAGTACCAAAGAATAAGTTTGAAGTTTCAGCAGCAACTAATTTGTTATCTGGCATACCAGGACAAGGTTGGATTGTGATACCCTCAAACATTGGGATATAATCTCCGTTCATATTGTAAGCATTAACATATCCTAATGTAGAGATAGCTGAAATGTAGAATCTGTAAGTTTTCATGTTCATATAGATTCTTAAATCATCTCTACCATATACGTTAGCAGGGATAGCTGCAACTAAAGCTTGTAATTGAGCAATAATGTTTCCTGCAGTATAAGCTGTACCTGCACCACCTACATTATTTACTTGTACTGTACCTCCTGCAGCAAAAGGACCTGTAGTAGCTTTTAAAAATCCTACAAAAGTACCTGCCGTACCTGCACCAGTCCAAATAGAACTCTCTACTGAATCAGCAATAATCTCTCCAAAGTAAGATAATACATACTGGTCAAAAGTTGGAGAAGTTCTGTTAAAAGCACCTGCTTTCATTTCTTCCGCCTCGAAGCCGCTCAAAAGCGTTTTCTTACATAAATCTACATTAATTTGTAAATTCTTTGGCTCAAGAACCGACTCTGTAATTGCTAAAGTACCTGCATCAGTAAAATCACAAGTTGCATCTTTTACTAAAGTGCTACCTGCCATTTTTCTAATGTTTTCTTTATATTTAATATTTTCTAAGACAGTTAAACCCTCTAAGGATTTAGCTTCTTTTAAAGCAGCAGACACATATTGTCCAAATGCTTTACCTGCATAATTTGATGTTACGTTAAAAGCCATAATTTAATTTTTTATTTATTTGTTATGTTATATAATATTCTTTCTCTTTTAGTCATTTTAGATAAATCTCTTTGAGAAGTTTCTTTACCTAAAGCACTAAATTTGTTTGTATCTACAGGTTTAGCAGCAGGTTCGTTTGATAACTCTACTACTTGTGCAGATAGTTTTTCTTTTTCTGAAGATAATTCTTCATTTGTTGATTTAAGTTCTGCTAACTCAGATTTTAATGTTTCAATCTCAGTATTTACAT